CGATTGAGTCCAAAAGAGGACCCAAATACTCCTCGAGCACGGGACTCGAAGAAGTGGAGGAACACCGGGCTACCCATCCAATTGGACGCCTGGTTATTCCAGGGGCTGTGCCCCTCCACAACTCCGAGATTTCGCTCGAGGGCCGTAAGCTACCCGACCGGATCACGACATCATTAGCGGCGGTCTCGCCCAGACCCAGGTACAGGGGGCAATGGCCTTCTCCCCCCCCATAGCGTGGAGAGATCCATAGGTCTTGGAACTTTCTTTTATCCAAGACCAATAGGATCTCATCCACTCATTGAGGAAGAGTCGGTCATCCACCAACTCTCTGTCCTGGCCGAAATCGAGGTAACCGCGGAGGAGTCTCATATCGAGATTATCCTCAGCGAGTGCCTCATCTCGGGGCTTCTGGATCCAGGGTTGGCCGACGAGGTCACGCAGGCGTTGACTTTCAGAAAGGGCAAGTTCCGTAAAGAACTGCCCTGGCTGACGGAGCCACTGCATGCGGATCCTTGCTCGGCGAGCCTCAGGATCCAGACAATCCATCCAAGCCGCCAAACGCAAATGATGAGGACGAAGACTTTCGGGCTTGAAGATCGGCATAGGGAGACCAAGGCCACCCTTATCCTCGGCAATCCACCAACTCACGGGTGGAAGACGATCGAGAAGAGGCTTCTGATAGCGGATAGAGCGACTAACAAGCTCATCCGCAGTCAAGGGATCCCATCCCTTGATCAATTCAAGAAGCCTCCCTCGATAAGTCTTACCGTGAGCAAGCACCTCGCCGTGGAAAAGGCTAACACCAGACCGGCGCTCCGTTGTAGAATGCTGTTCCCCCCATAAGAGGTTCAGCTTCACACAGGGTCGCCGGACGGGTGACAGAGGTCCCCGATCCCAGTCCTTAGGGAGCTCAAAAAGGTCCGAATTGAGTACCGCCCATTGGCGAGAAACATAATTCTTACCAACGGACGGAGTCAATCCGGCCTTCGTGACCTCCTCACACCACCGACTGTAACCGGCGGGGGGAAGACAAAACAAAATATCGTCGCCATTGACCTTAAGCGGACAATCCACAAGGTCCAAACGACGACCATACTCTCTTTCCTGAACGTAGCGTGTCACGGCTACATTCACGATACAGAGAACAGGGAAAGAGATGGGAGAACCCATCAACTGACCCCACATCTGTTTGTCATCCCCCAGTCGATGACCAGTCAAGCAGGACTGGAGAACTAGTCGATCCTCAAAGGGTACCCCAGCGAGCTGACAGTACTCATCCAGCGCGGCCTCTGAAAGCTCAGGGTTGAGGTTATCAGTGGCAGCCTTATAGTCCCCTGAAACCATTATTGAATGGATTCTGGAGACTCTAGGTAGCCAACAAATCTCCGCAACATCCTCAGCTTCAACGGGTTTCCCCGTAAGGGCCAGACACGGCATGTACTGCATCAGCTCCCAGAACGACTTCTGGTAGTTACGGGCGATCTGATAAGGAGTGGCCTCTCCCATTGAGACCACACGAACCTTAAAAGGTTCCAGAACCGGCTCACGCCGAACCTGGACACCTGCCCCCAGACCATTTCGGGGGGGATTCAACTTCCGTCGAATCTCCTCCGGATCAGTCCGGAGGTAATAAGGTTCAACCCTCGTCTTAAACCGCACGTAACCGGCTAGGAAAGGGAAAGAGAGGCAACTCAAAGGGTCTGGCTCCACGATCTGAGCGTAGGCCCCCCCTAACTGTCTGCTTTTCTCAAAACAGGCAGAAAAGGTGGGAATACGACCAGATTTCCGCGGTCGCCATCCCTGAGTTCGCGCCTCCTTCACCAACTCTCGAACCACTCTCCGCACCTCTTTACCAAGGTAACCAACAGGACGGAAGTCCCTCTCCTCAGTCAGAGCAGCGTGGTTTTCCTCAAGTGCCTCCTGAACAAACTCAGGATCCACCGAAGGAGCCACGCGCTTCGCCTGATAAAGAGAATAGGCCAGTTGAACATCCCGAGGGCGAGCCCGAAGGACACAACGAAGCCAAACCCGTCGCTGGGTTCCACCCATAAAGAGGTGACCAGGAGATTGGACCCAAGGGTACCCCGACGGAAGTTCCGGAGGTTCATTTCGAAGAGCTCTGGCAAGGAGGAAAGCCGTCTCAAACTTCAAGTACTTCTCCAAACGCCCCAAAAGGGCAAAGGAGAACATCTTCCAGAAGAGGCGACTCTCATCCCGCCAGGACATTTCGATATCGAAAATCTCCAAAACCTCCCGATACGCCCGAGTCATCGTCTTACTCTTTTCGAACACGATGTCAAAGACATCATGAATCCGCTCG